CCTCTCTCGTTTACTCAGTTGTTCAGGAATATGGTGCAGCAGCTCGCCGTCACCACAGTAAATGGCGGCATGATTCGGCACCGATGAACCAAAACAGCACAGCAGCACATCACCCGGTTGTGCTGATGACAACGGCACCTGATACAGCCCTGTGGCCTCCAGATTATCCAGATAGAGATTCTGGCCGTTACGCCACCAGTCATCCTCACGATGAAAATCCGGCATCTCAATCCCCGCCAGATGGTAAGCGTCCCGGAACAGCGTGTAACAATCCGTCACCCCGTGCTCAAAGCGCCGCCCGGTAAGATGCGGCACACAGCGGAATTTATGAATCGCCCCCCGGCAGACCAGCCACCATGGCAAATCACTCTGCACCTGCAGCCGCCGGTCAGCCTCACTCAGCCAGGGCAGGCCACCGGGGTGGCTGTGGACCAGCGCCACAATCTCACCCTGCATCTCTGCCCGCAGCCAGTCCTCCGGCGACATCCGGAAATAATCCTCCGGCTCACCGGAGATATTCACGCAGGGAAAATATCTTTCCCCTTCCGACGTTCTCACCACGAAGCCGCACGACTCCGCTGGCGCACATCGCCGGGCGTGCGCCAGAATCGCTGATTCTGTCTCTGTCATGGGATTTACTGCGAAAGTTTGTTAATGGAAAGGAAGCCGCCAAAGTTGCCGACATTATTGCGGAACTTACAGCCACTCAGGCATTTGCTGCATTTATCCTTCGTGATTTCGGATGTCGGCTGGTCATATTCATCCGCGACCGCCGGACCGTGATAACCGCACTCATCACCGCGATAGGTCCAGGTGCAGGTATTAGCAAGCATGATGCGCCCCGGAAAAACGGCACCATCCGTTTCCGTCGGCGTGGACAGTACAAAAGAGGCACTGACCGCGCTCAGTTCGCTGCACTGCTCGATGCGCCAGCGGCTGATCACCTCCTGCTCCGGATCGGCGTCGCTGTTTCCGTTGACGAAGTTCACCGCATCCAGAAAACGGGCGTAAACCTTACGCCTGACCACCGTTCCGCCGACCAGACTCTGCAGGTCTTCCGCCATCCCGGTGACCATACCGTACAGGTTAGAAACCGTCAGCGTGGGGCGCGTACTGGTGCCTTTGCCATTCAGTTCAAAACCACTCCCCTGAATGGGATACGGCTGATACTGTCGCCCCTGCCAGGTGACCGGCTCACCTTTTTCGTTCTGCTCATTACAGAAAAAATAACGTTCTCCACCGACCTCTGTCAGGTCGATTTCCCAGAGCACCACGCTGGCCGACTGCTCCGCACGGGTGCATTCATTCAGTGTTTCCTGCCGGATATCCTGCATCAGTTCACCACCTGTTCAAACTCTGCGCTGAACTCAACACGCAGCATACTGACCCGCGACGACCATTTTGCGCAGGTCACCTTTATCTGCCGCCACTCATAAGGCGGCGTCCACAGAAAGGCTTTCCAGCCCCCGTGCTCTTCCAGAAACGACTCCAGCGCCGCGGCCTCCCAACGGGGAACAGAAAGCGTCACGCTGTACGTTTTCAGGTTGGCATTCAGCCCGGCAGGCGCTCGCTGGGAATAGCCATCACCAAAGCGCACCTTTCTTACAGAAGGGGCCGAAGCCACATCCATACCGGGTTTCACTTTCCAGCGGAAGGTTTTCATCGTCCACCTCCGGAGAACAGACCACCATCACGCATCTGCCCGGTCACAACATCCATTGCCGCCTTACGGGCTACGTCATAAACAGCCTTCAGCGCCTGTGGCCCTATCTGACCGTTCGTGCCGTCGTTGTTAATCACCACATGGTTATTCTGCTCAAACGTCCCGGACGCCTGCGACCGACTGTCCGCCATGCTGCCCGGTGTACCGACATAACCGCCGGTGGCATAGCCGCGCATAAGCCGGTAAAGATTCCCCACGCCAATCCGGCTGGTTGCCTCCTTCGTGAAGACAAATTCACCACGGTGAACAATCCCCGCTGGCTCATATTTGCCGCCGGTTCCCGTAAATCCTCCGGTCGCAAAATGGAATTTCGCCGCAGATGCCTGAATGGCTGTACCGCCTGACGCTGATGCACCGCCAATGACACTGCCGGTCAGCATCGCCGCCATATTCTGTGCAATACCATCAAAGGTCTGCGTGGCTGCACTTTTTACCTGCGACATACTGTCCGTGGCGCTCTCTTCCCACTCACTCCAGCCGGACTTCAGGCCTGCCATCCAGTTCCCGCGAAGCTGGTCTTCAGCCGCCCAGGTCTTTTTCTGCTCTGACATGACGTTATTCAGCGCCAGCGGATTATCGCCATACTGTTCCTTCAGGCGCTGTTCCGTGGCGTCCCGCGCTGCCTGCCGGTCAGTCAGCCCCCGGTTTTTCGCCTCAATGGCTGCCCGTTTTGCCCGTTGCTGCTGTGCGAATTTATCCGCCTGCTGCGCCAGCGCGTTCAGGTGCTCCTGATACGTGACCTTATCGCCAAGTGCAGCCAGCTGGCGTTTGTACTCCAGCGTCTCATCTTTATGCGCCAGCAGGGATTTCTCCTGTGCGGACAGCTGGCGACGTTGCGCCGCCTCCTCCAGTACCGCGAACTGACTTTCCGCCTTCCACAAATCCCGGCGCTGCTGGCTGATTTTCTCATTCGCTCCGGCATGCTTCTCCAGTGTCCGGAGTTCTGCCTGAAGCGTCAGCAGGGCAGCATGAGCACTGTCTTCCTGACGATCGCCCGCAGACACTTTCACGCCGGACTGCTTCGGCTTTTTCAGCGTCGCTTCATAGTCCTTTTTCGCCGCCGCCATCAGCGTGTTGTAATCTGCCTGCAGGATTTTTCCGTCTTTCAGTGCCTTATTCAGTTCCTCCTGGCGGGCGGTATATTTCTCCAGCGGTGTCTGCAGGCGTTCGTAAGCCTTCTGCGCCTCTTCGGTATATTTCAGCCGTGATGCCTCAGACTCGGCCCGATCTTTTGCTGCCATCTCACTGGCCTTTTCAAGATCTGCCTGCAACGTGGCGGCTGAAAGCCCAAGTCGCGCATTCTCTCTCTTCTCCCATGCCCCCCGGAGATTGGCAAGAAATGCTGACGTTTTACCGCGCCGGTGGCTTCGGCTCTGATACCACTGCCATTTTTTATCCGCTTCATCAAAAGCCTTTTCAGCTTTGGCGAGCATATCTGCAGAGGAGTCCGGGCGACCAATATCCAGCACCGCATCCCACATGGATTTGAATGCCTGTGCAGTCTTGTCTGCCCAGGTCTCCAGCGTACCCATGTTATCTTTCAGTTTACGGGTCTGGTCATCAAACCCTTTCGTTGCGGCCTCGTTCGCCGCCTGCAATGCCCCGGCCCCATCGCCGGAACGCTGCAACTGAGCAACATACGCAATCTGTTCCGCCGTCACGTTATGGAACTGGCGCGCCATCGCCGTCAACCCAGACGTCGGGTCAGTGGTCAGCTTCCCGAAGGCTTCAGCGACCTTGTCCACCTCCACGCCGGATGCAGAGGAGAAACGCGCCACACTCTGGCTGATTGCCTCAAACTGCTCACCACCACGCACACCGGCATTCACCAGCGCCGTCAGTGACTCGCTGGTCTGGTTAAACGTCAGCCCTGCCGCCTGCCCGGATCTGGACAGGGCCAGCATACGATCTGCCGTCAGTCCCGCCTGATTACCGGAAAGGACCAGCGTTTTATTGAAATTGGACAGGGTTGAGTCACCCTGATACCAGGCATACGCCAGCGCACCGGTCGCCACCGCCAGCGAAGTGATACCAACCATCGGCAGGGTGATCGCACCGGCAAGCCCCCTGAACATGGGGATCATCCCGCCGAAGGAGTCCTTCACCTGACCACCCTGTTGCAGCAGGATGAGCCACGGATTCTGCCCCCCTGCAAGCTGCGTGGCCACGTCGGTGAACTGCGCAGGCAGCATACGCATGGCAGCTTTATACTGCCCGACGGAAATCCCCGCTTTCTGTGCAGCCAGCGCCTGCCGGTTCATTGACTGTTCAACGACTGCCGCTGTTTTTTTCGCATCACTTTCCGTACCGGAAAAATGACGCCTGACTCTGGCCATCTGCTCGTCAAATCTGGCCGCATCCAGACTTAAATCAACGACCAGATCGCCTACCGGTTCAGCCATACCGGACTCCTCCTGCGATCCCTTCTGATACTGTCATCAGCATTACGTCATCCTCCATCATGTCCGCCACATACGGGGAAGCGGGGATAACTTCATTCCCGTCCGGGCCAAAACGAACGCCTCCGGCAAGCCCTGCCGCTTTCTGCATCAGCACATCATCTTCAGGCTCTTCGTCAGCCTCGCGCCGGTTAAGCAGACTGAAATCCAGCGGATGCATATCCGGATCGCTGAAAAACAGGCTGAGCACGGTGTACGTCAGCCCGGAAAAGTGCATATCCAGCAGAACATCATGAAAATAATGGGTACTGTAAAAGCGGTGCCAGTCGGCATACTCCGTGGATGACATCCCGGCAAGCATGGCGCGCCAGTCGGGTCGCCCCATCTCACGCGCCAGTTTCAGGGCAAAACTCAGCTCACCGACGAACACTTTCCCGCAGAAACAGGCTCTGCAGGCCCGGCGTCATCTGCCTGTTCAGGGGAATTATTCACCACAAACTCAGACATTCCGGACAGACGTAACACCACGTTTTCAGCCTGAGCAATTGCCTCCGTGGGCCAGGTGGTAAGCACTTCCTGCTCAATCTGCGTAATGGCTTCATTCATGGACGGCAGCTTTGTCTTCTGCGGATGGTTATGCCACAGAGACATCGCCACCAGAAACGCCCCGCCTCTGATAAGATCCTCTACAGACACCTGCAGGTTGCCGCTGGATTCAGCCTTTTTTTCCTGCTCTTTCAACCAGGCAAGATGCTCAATACGCTGCAGGGCTGACAGTTCAGAAAGCGTGACGGTCACGCCGTTATGTTCAAATGATTCTGTTTTCAGGAACATCGCTGACTCTCCGGATTAACTGGCGGTGACGGTGATTTCTGCAACCGCAGCAAACTCACCATTACCGGATACAACCGGAATGTTGACCTTGCCTGCAGCAACGCCGTTCACGGTGATGGTCATACCACTGACCGACACGGTGGCTTTTGTTTTATCCGCTGACACCGCACGGAAGCTCTTGTCGGTTGCGCCTTCCGGCTGGAATGCCACGGTCAGCGTCGTGCTCTGCCCTTTCACTACGGAAGCACTGGCTGGCGTTACCGTCATGCCGGTGGCCGCTGTTACCGTGCTGCGATCTTCTGCCATCGACGGGCGTCCCACATTGGTGACCTTCACCGTGCGGGTGATCACTTCCTTCGCCGTCACCGCTTTACCGATACTGCTGACCCAGCCACGGAACACATCGACCGTGCCGTTCGGGAAGCGGATTTTATAGGCACGGGTATCACCTTCATTAAACCACGCCAGCAGCGCCTGCTGCCCCTGCTCTCCGGGCATCCACGCCAGCGTGAAGCTGGTATCTCCGGCTGATTTCTGCCCCTGCCCGGTCGCAGTCCAGTCCGCATCCTCATCATCGAGATAACTGTCGTCATAGGACTCAGCGGTCAGTTCGCCGGGCGTCAGGTCTTTAACTTTTGCCAGACGCGACCAGTCAACGTCTGAAAGCGGGTTCGCATAAGGGTCACCGTTCCCCTTATAAACCCATAGTGTGGTCCCGGCCCCTTTCACCGGCATTGTAGGATTTGGTACAGGCATATCGTCCTCACATTTCATAGGTAATGACATACGTCAGATCGGCTGAACTCCACAGGCCCGCATCATCGTCGCGTCGGTAGTCATAGCCACTGGCCACCATACTGGTGATCAAATCTGACAGTGCCGGAATATCGCTCATCACCGGATAAATCCGGGACTCCATCCACGAATCCAGCTCTGAATCCGGCACCTGAGCAGGCAGGAAAACTTCAATATGCAGCTCCGCCTGCCAGGTATCGCTGTCCAGCTCTTCGCCCGTGTATTCAGCGCCGGTGAGATAAACGGCAATTGCCGGAAAATCCGCCTCATCAAAAACAGCGGGGCGACCATCAAAAAGCGTCGCCCCGGTGTCATGCTTCTCCAGTGCATCCAGTACGGCTGCACGGAGTTCAGTATGTTTCATCGCTTTATTACCATTCTCAGTTGATGCTGCAGCGCATAGCCCAGCTCTTTCGGAAGACGCTCACGCCGTATCCGTTCAATATTCTGTTTAAACGCCGTGGTCAGTGGCACCGCCATCGGGATTTTCACCACATCAATGGGGTAACGGTTTTTCCCGGCCACACGCTGCATAACATGCCAGCGGCCATTTTTCAGTTGCTGAATAAACGCGCCGGGAATACGACGGTTTCCCACCACAAGCACGCTGCCGCCACCTTTCAGGGCTGAACGCTGCCCCTTTTTACGACGCCTGCGTCGGGACAGGACAATCCGCGCGTTACCCAGCTTTATTACGGGCAAATCCCCCCGGTTAACCTTGATTCTGGCCTGCGGATTTTTAACCGTGGCCCTTTTCAGCCTGGCCCTTTCCTTTACCAGTTTCCGGCGTACCTTTGTCTCACGGGCAACCTGTGACGCCGACTGCGATATCGCGGATGAAGCAACGCGGTTAATGGCCATTGCGGCGGCACCAGGCACCGCCGTTTTGCTGATACGGCTGAGGTTTTCAACGGCCTGCTCAAGACCTTTTATGGCCATACATCCCCCTTTCAGCGGCGACGGTTAACGGCAGGCGGTACGCCCCGTCCAAGCCAGAGATGACAGCTTCCGCCATCATCCGGCGAAACACGATCTATCCAGAAGTTTTCCTCACCGATGGTCAGCGTGTCTCCACGCCGCAGTTGCCGCACATCATCAGTCCGGACAAACAGGGACGGGCTGGAGCCTTCAACGCGCACGCCCTGTCCGGCATAGCTGATATTTTCAGGGTCATCAAAAACACCACGTATTACTGCGCCGGACTGCTCACCGGATGTCATGGTGGCTGACGTTCCCATGTACCCGCGTATCGTTTCATCGGTGCGGGCAATGGCAGCATCGAACAGGTTATCGAAATCAGCCACAGCGCCTCCCGTTATTGCATTCTGGCCAGGCCGCGCTCTGTCATTTCAGCTGCCACACCGGCAGAGACACGGAACGCCGTTCCCGGCAGCACAAATGCCACAGGTTCATCCCGCGTGGCGTGAAGTGCATCAGTATGCAGCGTCACCAGTGCCACGACCGTGACCAGTTCAGCCGTATCCTGAATCACGGTATCCGGCTGCGCTGATACCACCTCATGTTCATGCCCGGTCAGCACATTTTCCGGGCTGAGAGGGGTATCCTGACCGGCAGTGTCGCCCGTGTCATCAAGCTCCTCTTCCAGCTCTGCCACACGGAGCGCCAGTTCTTCTTTCGTCCCCGTCAGACTGACATCACGGTTCAGTTGTTCACCCAGCGAGCGGAGACGGGCAATCAGTTCATCTTTCGTCATGGACTCCTCCACAGAGAGAAAATGGCCCCGAAGGGCCACGATTACGCCAGTTGTACGGACACGAACTCATCAGGGTCAGCCAGCAGCATCAGCGGTGCTGACTGAATCATGGTGAACTCACGCGCCGGATCGCCGGTGGTCACCCAGTTTTTCGGGTAACGGGCAGAGGCGTTAATGCCTTCGCGCTGTGCGTCCGCATCCTGAATACAGCCATAGGTACGCAGACCGCGTGCCTGAGTGTTCCCCAGCACCATCGTGTTGTCCGGCAGGAAGTTCTTTTTGACGCCGTTTTCCACGTACTGTCCGGAATACACGACGATGGCAACATCGCCATACATCCCCTTATAGGACACCGCTTTACCCAGGTCTTTCACCGCTGTCTCCAGCTCGGAATTAGAGCCACGACGGGTATCCAGCTTCTCCTTGACGGCTTTGAAGGAACGGAACAGCGCCCAGCCTTTCGGATCAAACACGATGATATTCACCACACCGCTGGCGTTCAGCGCGTAGGCTTCGATATCGTCGGTCGGGTCATACGTGGACTTGTCACGCTTGCTCCACTCCGTGCCGCCGGACTGCGTGATGTTATTCGCCGCACTGCGGCCCATATCCACCTCAACCGGATCGAAGGCTTCACCGGTCATGGTGTATTTGCCCTTAAGCACGGCAGAAACGGCCTGCATCTCTTCGACCTGAGCAATGGCCAGCTCTTCGTCACGCATGTTCTGCATGATGATGCGACGGCGGCGGTAAGCCGGGTCCGCCAGATTCTGCGGATCTTCATCCGGCAGGCGACGCAGGGTCATCTGCGGATTCACCTCATGCTTCGGCTTGACATATCCCGGCGTAAATTCAGAGGTGGATCCGCCACGGGAACGGATAACCTCACCGGAAACAATCGGCGAAACGTACAGCGCCATGTTTACCAGTCCCGGAATTTGTGAGAGATAGACTTTCTCCGTGGTGAAGGGATAGCTCTCACGGAAAAAGAGACGCAGAAACAGCGGATCAAACTTAAATTTCTGCTCATTTGCCGCCAGCAGCTGGGCGGTTGTGTACATCGACATAAAAAAAATCCCGTAAAAAAAGCCGCACAGGCGGCCTTTAGTGATGAAGGGTAAAGTTAAACGATGCTGATTGCCGTTCCGGCAAACGCGGTCCGTTTTTTCGTCTCGTCGCTGGCAGCCTCCGGCCAGAGCACATCCTCATAACGGAACGTGCCGGACTTGTAGAACGTCAGTGTGGTGCTGGTCTGGTCAGCAGCAACTGCAAGAATGCCAACGGCAGCACCGTCGGTGGTGCCATCCCACGCAACCAGCTTACGGGTGGAGGTGTCCAGCATCAGCGGGGTCATTGCAGGCGCTTTCGCACTCAATCCGCCGGGCGCGGTTGCGGTATGAGCCGGGTCACTGTTGCCCAGCGGCTGGTAATGGGTAAAGGTTTCTTTGCTCGTCATAAACATCCCTTACACTGGTGTGTTCAGCAAATCGTTAACGGCATCAGATGCCGGGTTACCTGCAGCCAGCGGTGCCGGTGCCCCCTGCATCAGACGATCCAGCGCAGTGTCACTGCGCGCCTGTGCACTCTGTGGTGCTGCGGCCAGAATACGGCGGGCCGTTTCCACGGTCATACCGGGGGTTTCGGCCAGCACGCATGCCTGTTCTTCGCGTCCGTGAGCCTCCTCACAGTTGAGGATCCCCATAATGCGACTGTTTTCTGCCGCAACCGCTGCGGTGATCTGCGCGTTCACGTCCGGCTGCGCAGCGCTGGCGTTCTCGCCCTCCGTCGCTTGCACCACGCCAGTAACGTCAGCCTGCGAAGCAGTGGCTGAAACAGTTGTTGATTGAGTCTCTTTGGTCATTCGCCCTCCTGAGAGACGGGATTTACGTGCATCCAGTGCATCACGCATGACGGTGATCGCATCGGTGCTGTTAACAAGTTCATCAGCCAGTCCGGCATCAATGGCCTCCTGACCGCTGTACACTGCAGCCTCGGTATCCAGCACAGCCTGCACAGACAGGCCGGTATATGCCGACACCTTCTGCGCAAACATCTGGCGGGTTGCATCCATCCGGGACTGCAGTGTCTCCCGGACGTCATCCAGAAGATGGCTGTAGGGGTTGCCATCCACCTTATGGCTGCCGCTGTAAATCAGCGTGATTTCCACACCCTGTTTCTCCAGCGCAGCACCGTAATTACTGTGAGCCATCATGACGCCGATGGAGCCTGTCCGGGCGGTCTGCGTGACCAGACGCCGGGAGGCAGCACTGGCAAGCAGCTGACCTGCACTGCAGTTCATGTCGTTGGCCAGCGCCCATACCGGTTTTATGTCACGCACACGGGCGATGATGTCAGCGCAGTCAAATGCTCCCGCCACCATTCCGCCTGGCGTGTCCATATCGAGCAGAATGCCGTCCACCATCGGATCGCTGGCAGCCTGTTGCAGACGGGCGATAATGCCGTTGTAACCGGTCATCCCCGAATACGGCTGCAGCGCCCGCGTCCGGCTGACCAGCGTGCCGGACACCGGCAGCACGGCGATGCCGTTCATGACCTGATAACTGCGGGCCTGTCGTGGTCCGTCATCATCACCGGATAACGCCAGCGTCGCGGGTGCCTCTCCGGCAGTCAGACTGTCGCCGGATACCGCATCCGTCAGGCGGCTGATCCCAAGCTGGCCTGCAAGCGCACAAAAGAAAACCCGCGCATAGGCGGGTTCAAGCATCAGCGGCTCATTAAAGGCCATACTGGCAATATGCGGGAGATTACGCAGCTCTGCTGTCACTCTTCTCCTCCTCTGTTGATTGTCGCAGCCCGGATTCAAATGCCGCAGCCGCCCAGGCGGGCGGTTTAAGACCGGCTGCACGGCGCTCCATCGTTTCACGGACCTGCTGGGCAAAAATTTCCTGATAGTCGTCACCGCGTTTCGCGCACTCTTTCTCGTAGGTGCTCAGTCCGGCTTCTATCAGCATCACCGCTTCCTGCACTTCTTTCAGACCATCGATGGCCATACGACCGGAGCCTATCCAGTCACAGTTCCCCCAGGCACTGCGGGCTTCCTGAAAGCTGAAGCGCGCTTTTGAAGGTAACGTCACCACGCGGCGAACGATAGCCTCTTCCAGCCAGCACAGAAACATCTGACTCGCCTGACGGGATGCGACGAATTTTCGCCGCCCCATAAAGTGCGCCCACGACTCGTTCGCGCTGGCCCGTGCCGTGGAGTAGCTCATCTGGGCGTAATTCCGGGAAAGCTGCTCATACGAGACACCCAGCCCGGCAGCGATATACCGCAGCAGTGACTGCTCAAACACGGAGTAGCCGTTATCCGTGTCCTGAGCCGTCTGCAGGTTCAGTGAGTCACCCGGCATCAGGTGCGGCACTTTTGCGCCTCCCAGCCGGACCGGTGCGGCGGAGTAATACGCGGCAATTTCACCAATCCAGCCGGTCAGCTTGTCCCGCTGCTCCTGACTGTTCGCGCCCAGAATAAAATCCATCGCTGACTGCGTATCCAGCTCACTTTCAATGGTGGCGGCATACATCGCCTTCACAATGGCACTCTGCAGCTGCGTGTTCTGCAGCGTGTCGAGCATCTTCATCTGCTCCATCACGCTGTAAAACACATTTGCACCTCGGGTCTGCCCGTCCTCCACGGGTTCAAAGACGTGAATGAACGAGGCGCGCCCGCCGGGTAGCTCACGGGGTATCCATGTCCATTTCTGCGGCATCCAGCCAGGATACCCGTCCTCGCTGACGTAATATCCCAGCGCCGCACCACTGTCATTAATCTGCACACCGGCACGGCAGTTCCGGCTGTCGCCGGTATTGTTCGGGTTGCTGATGCGCTTCGGGCTGACCATCCGGAACTGTGTCCGGAAAAGCCGCGACGAACTGGTATCCCAGGTGGCCTGAACGAACAGTTCACCGTTAAAGGCGTGCATGGCCACACCTTCCCGAATCATCATGGTAAACGTGCGTTTTCGCTCAACGTCAATGCAGCAGCAGTCATCCTCGGCAAACTCTTTCCATGCCGCTTCAACCTCGCGGGAAAAGGCACGGGCTTCTTCCTCCCCGATGCCCAGATAGCGCCAGCTTGGGCGATGACTGAGCCGGAAAAAAGACCCGACGATATGATCCTGATGCAGCTGGATGGCGTTGGCGGCATAGCCGTTATTGCGTACCAGATCGTCTGCGCGGGCATTGCCACGGGTAAAGTTGGGCAGCAGGGCTGCATCCACACTTTCACTCGGTGGGTTCCACGCCCGCAACTGCCCTCCAAATCCGCTGCCACCGCCGTGATAACCGGCATATTCGCGCAGCGATGTCATGCCGTCCGGTCCCAGAAGGGTGGGAATGGTGGGCGTTTTCATACATAAAATCCTGCAGGTCCCCTGCGTCGCTGTGTCATGCCGGTCTGCACTTCCAGCTCTGCAATATATTTTTTCAGGTCAGACACGGAAGTGGCCGTAAACTCCACCCTTCGTCCGTCTTTCTGTACTGTTGCCACCCGTTTACCTGTCATCAGGTCATGCAGTGCCGCACGGGCAGCGGCAAGTTCTTCCTGTCGCGTCATTCATCCTCTCCGGATAAGGCACGGGCGTAATCTGCCAGTGTTTTCTTGTTGGTTGCTGCACCATCCTCTTCCTGCAGGCTCGCCAGCAGCGCACTGAGATCCAGCTGCCAGCGGGAAATACTGATGCGCAGCGCCGCCAGCGCATAAACGAAGCAGTCGAGCGCCTCATTGCGTCGCTTTTTGCTGTCCCACAGTATTTTTTTCCTGCCATCCACCCATTTTTCGACCTGCTCTTCAGCCGTCAGCTGCTGCGCTTCGGTCAGATCAAAAATATCCGGGTTATTCGGGAAGTGAACGGCACCGGGAAGCGGTTCATCCCCTTCCGGCGTCAGTGTGAAGCGGTTATAAATCTGCTCTTTCGCGGTATCCGTACCGATTTCGGTAAGGTAAACCCCGTTTTTGTTTCGCTTACGTGGCATGCTGGCCACCGGCTTTCCGTAGACGGATGCCCCTTTAATGGGGATCACCCGGAACAGCCCATGTTTTTTCGAGCGTTCATACACAATGGTCGGGTCAATCCCGCCAGTATCCCAGCAGATACGGGATATCGACATTTCTGCACCATTCCGGCGGGTATAGGTTTTATTGATGGCCTCATCCACACGCAGCAGCGTCTGTTCATCGTCGTGGCGGCCCATAATAATCTGCCGGTCAATCAGCCAGCTTTCCTCACCCGGCCCCCATCCCCATACGCGCATTTCGTAGCGGTCCAGCTGGGAGTCGATACCGGCGGTCAGGTAAGCCACACGGTCAGGAACGGGCGCTGAATAATGCTCTTTCCGCTCTGCCATCACTTCAGCATCCGGACGTTCGCCAATTTTCGCCTCCCACGTCTCACCGAGCGTGGTGTTTACGAAGGTTTTACGTTTTCCCGTATCCCCTTTCGTCTTCATCCAGTCTTTGACAATCTGAACCCAGGTGGTGAACGGGCTGTACGCCGTCCAGATGTGAAAGGTCACACTGTCCGGTGGCTCAATCTCTTCACCGGATGACGAAAACCAGAGAATGCCATCACGGGTCCAGATCCCGGTCTTTTCGCAGATATAACGGGCATCAGTAAAGTCCAGCTCCTGCTGACGGATGACGCAGGCATTATGCTCGCAGAGATAAAACACGCTGGAGGGATCATCCGGCGTCCATTTGAGGCCAAACGGCGTCTCTTTATCGCCAAATTTAAGGTACTGCTCCTCCCCACAGTGCGGGCAGGCAACATGAAAACGCATAAAATGCGGGGATTCACTGGCTGCACGCTCAATCTGGCAGGTGCCTCTCACTTTGGGCGTGGAGCCACGGATGGACTTTGGCCAGACCGAGCCTTCAATACGCTTATCGCCCAGGAACGTCGGAGAGCCTTCCTGTTCAATATCCTCATCAAAGGCAGCAAGTTCATCATAACCCGCCACATCCACTGACTTTTCACGGTAGTTTTTTGCCGCTTTACCGCCCAGGCACCAGAAGCCACGCCCATTGGTAAAACGCTTCATGGTGAGCGTGTTATCCCGGTGCTTTTTGCCATACCACGGTGCCAGCGCCAGCAGCGACGGAATATCACGGATAGTCGGCTCAACGTGGGTTTTCATAAAGTTCTCGGCATCACCATCCGTCGGCAACCAGATAAGGGTGTTGCGCTGCTTATGCTCTATGAAGTAGGCATAAACACCCAGCAGCATTTTGGAATAACCAACACGGGCAGACTTCACCACATTCACCTCGCGGATGTAGTCACTGCCCATCGCATTCATGATGGCCCGCTGAAAGGGCAGTGTTTCCCAGCGCCCTTCCTGGTATGCGGATTCTTTCGGGAGATAGTAACTGGCATCCGCCCATTCAACGGCGGTCTGTGGCTCCGGCCTGAACAGTGAGCGAAGCCCGGCGCGGACAAAATGCCGCAGCCTGTTAACCTGACTGTTCGATATATTCACTCAGCAACCCCGGTATCAGTTCATCCAGCGCGGCTGCTTTGTTCATGGCTTTGATGATATCCCGTTTCAGGAAATCAACATGTCGGTTTTCCAGTTCCGGAAAACGCCGCTGCACCGACAGGGGGATCCCGTCGAGAATACTGGCAATTTCACCTGCGATACGCGACAGCACGAAAGTACAGAATGCGGTTTCCACCACTTCAGCGGAGTCTCTGGCATTTTTCAGCTCCTGTGCATCGGCCTGCGCACGCGTAAGTCGATGGCGTTCGTACTCAATAGTCCCTGGCTGGAGATCTGTCTCGCTGGCCTGCAGCAGTTCTTCAACCTCCCGGCGCAGCTTTTCGTTCTCAATTTCAGCATCCCTTTCGGCATACCATTTTATGACGGCGGCAGAGTCATAAAGCACCTCATTACCCTTGCCACCGCCTCGCAGAACGGGCATTCCCTGTTCCTGCCAGTTCTGAATGGTACGGATACTCGCACCGAAAATGTCAGCCAGCTGCTTTTTGTTGACTTCCATTGCTCATTCCACGGACAAAAACAGAGAAAGGAAACGACAGAGGCCAAAAAGCTCGCTTTCAGGACCTGTCGTTTCCTTTCTTTTCAGGGGGTGTTTTAAATAAAAACATTAGGTTACGGCGAAGAAGAACGGAAACACCTTAAACCGGAAAATTTTCATAAATAGCGAAAACCCGCGAGGTCGCCGCCCCGTAACCTGTCGGATCGCCGGAAAGGACCCGTTGGCCGTTCTGGTCTACTTCGTAATGGGATTTAATAGCTGAACGACAAAAGTCTTGCGACCACAGTCACACAGACCTGAATACACGTCCTGTTTCTTCCACCCCCGCACAGGACTGGCGAGCATGAGGGCCCCCCCCCCGCGAACCATAAACGCGGTAAAAACCCGGTGTGCATCGTTTTTGATTATTCCCGCACACTCACGCAGAAGGAATTCCCCGTCGGGCTACGGTCATGGTTAATGCGGGAATACGGCGACGATACAGCGCAGCTAAAAGGGTAATGGACAGATAGAGCGGTTTATTTCATTCCACAGGATTCTGAGTGCCTCCCTCCTCCAATAGGCTGAGCATCCACCTATATAGTTTTAATTTTCATCAATCCATTTAACTATCGTTTAATTGTTGTCACATAGGATTCTGCCGTTTTTAACAATGCAGGATAATAAGATGAAAAAAATGTTGTTTTCTGCCGCTCTGGCAATGCTTATTACAGGATGTGCTCAACAGACGTTTACTGTTGGAAACAAACCGACAGCAGTAACACCAAAGGAAACCATCACCCATCATTTCTTCGTTTCGGGAATTGGACAGGAGAAAACTGTTGATGCAGCCAAAATTTGTGGCGGCGCAGAAAATGTTGTTAAAACAGAAACCCAGCAAACATTCGTAAATGGATTGCTCGGTTTTATTACTTTAGGCATTTATACTCCGCTGGAAGCGCGTGTCTATTGCTCACAATAATTGCATGAGTTGCCCATCGATATGGGCAGCTCTATCTGCACTGCTCATTAATATACTTCTGGGTTCCTTCCAGTTGTTTTTGCATCGTGATCAGCCTCTCTCTGAGGGTGAAATAATCCCGTTCAGCGGTGTCTGCCAGTCGGGGGGAGGCTGCATTATCCACGCCGGAGGCGGTGGTGGCTTCACGCACTGACTGACAGACTGCTTTGATGTGCAACCGACGACGACCAGCGGCAACATCATCACGCAGAGCATCATTTTCAGCTTTCGCATCAGCTAACTCCTTCGTGTATTTTGCATCGAGCGCAGCAACATCACGCTGACGCATCTGCATGTCAGTAATTGCCGCATTCGCCAGCTTCAGTTCTCTGGCATTTTTGTCGCGCTGGGCTTTGTAGGTAATGGCGTTATCACGGTAATGATTAACAGTCCATAACAGGCAGACGATGATGCAGATGAGCAGAGCGGAGATAATCGCGGTTAACCGACTCATGACATCAACACTCCAACAGCCAGAAACCACGGCCACGCATCGTTGCCATTGAATGCGAGCAACGCTGCCATGAAAAAGCAAATCATGCTCATTGTTGCCCCCACAAACAGACTTCACGCTCAATCTCACGGCGAGTCATCAGCCCTTTCCATTGCTTACCGCCAGCGTATGTCCAGCGCCGTAGCTGATCACATGCGCCTTTGATATCGCCCTGGTTTATTTTGCGAAGAAGCGTCGATGTTCTGAAATTGCCAGCGCCCACGTTGTAAACGAATGAGTAAAGAGCGCCGCGCGTTGTTTCCGGTATATCGACTGTGATGTACGGGTTAATTTGTCTGGCGACAGTGGCAAGGTCTTTATTCAGGAGGGCTTTGCATTCTGCTTCGGTATACGTTTTACCGAGCATGATGTCTTTTCCGGTGTGTCCGTGACATACAGTCCATACGCCAACGATATCTTTGTATGGTATGTAGCTGACACCTTCCAGGCCATCGTCACCACTCGGACCAGTGATGAGCACAGACGCTATGGCAACAGCCCCACCACCAATAGCAGCAGCAATAGCCTTGCGTAATGATGGCGACATTATTCACCTCTCGCAGCCTTACGCTTATCTTCTTTAATCTTGAAATAAAGGTTTGTCAGATACGTCAGCAAGCCAAATACCAGACTACCCAGCACACCTATTGCCGCCCACTGTGAGGGCGTGACTTTATCGAGCAACTGTAAAAACCAGTACCCGGCACTACCTGCTGAGGTGCCATAGGCGACACCCGTTGTTAACTTATCCATGGATTTCATAACCCCACCTCGCAGACAAAGCGGGTGTAAATTAAGGGGATACTACGTATCGCAATAAAGGCAGAAACGTAACAGATTTGGAGTCAGTGAATAACTCAGGTATTGGGTTATCAGCTAATATCGAGACTCAAAAAATGGAAAAACCCGCTCGACGGCGGGTTTAAGCTGTGTGACGAAGTAACCACTCTTAACAGCATAACCAATTTTTTACGTACGTAAACTACTAAATGATATTTGTGAGAATGCCACCGAGTGTTCAAAACACCACCACAAATACATAAGAAAACTTCAACAAATAACCAATGAATAATTTCCGATGTTATTTTTAGTTTGTTTAAATTAAGCTAAAGAATTATAGAGCGCTTATAAATAAGTGCCATTAATATAAATTAGCTAATAGATTTATTTTCGTTCAAACAAGAGCCATGAATAGGATTAGATAGAAAAGGTTCAGATAAAAATAGAGATCTACTTCACAAATTAAATGAGAAACTAAAACTTACATCTTGAAATAATCGCATTGATTAGATGAATATTTATCGCGCAGTGACATCATTTTTTAATAATAGTTCAAAAAAAAGGGCGTACAATGAAAAAATTAACAGTGGCAATTTCTGCTGTAGCTGCATCAGTACTGATGGCGATGTCTGCTCAGGCAGCTGAAATTTATAATAAAGACAGTAACAAGCTGGATCTATACGGGAAAGTTAATGCCAAGCACTACTTTTCCTCTAATGATGCAGATGATGGTGATACTACTTATGCCCGTCTTGGCTTCAAAGGTGAAACCCAAATCAACGATCAACTGACTGGTTTCGGTCAGTGGGAATATGAATTCAAAGGCAACCGTGCTGAATCTCAAGGTTCTTCCAAAGACAAAACCCGTCTTGCATTTGCAGGCCTGAAATTTGGTGATTACGGCTCAATCGATTACGGCCGTAACTACGGTGTAGCATACGACATCGGTGCGTGGACTGACGTCCTGCCAGAATTCGGTGGTGATACCTGGACCCAAACAGATGTGTTCATGACTGGTCGCACTACTGGTGTTGCAACTTATCGTAACAACGACTTCTTTGGTCTGGTCGATGGCCTGAACTTTGCTGCTCAGTATCAGGGTAAAAATGACCGCACTGACGTAACTGAAGCCAATGGTGATGGTTTCGGTTTCTCCACTACTTATGAGTATGAAGGATTCGGCGTGGGTGCAACCTATGCTAAATCAGATCGCACTGACGGTCAGGTCGCCTATGGTAAGAGCAAATTCAATGCCTCCGGCAAAAATGCGGAAGTATGGGCTGCAGGCCTGAAATATGATGCGAACAATATCTATCTGGCTACCACATATTCTGAAACTCAGAATATGACCGTTTTTGGTAATAACCATATTGCAAACAAAGCACAAAACTTTGAAGCAGTAGCACAATATCAGTTTGACTTCGGTCTGCGACCATCTGTTGCTTACCTTCAGTCAAAAGGTAAAGACCTTGGTGTTCATGGTGACCGAGACTTAGTCAAGTATGTCGATGTCGGTGCTACTTACTACTTTAATAAAAACATGTCCACTTTTGTTGATTACAAAATCAACTTAATTGACGATAGTAAGTTTACCAAAACAGCTGGTATTGATACCGACGACATCGTCGCTGTAGGTCTGGTTTATCAGTTCTAATCTGACTTACGAAAAAGATATGTTGCGGGAGGCTTTGCCTCCGCAACATATAAGTGGAGCCCTCAAGCCACTTCCTTTAGAAGCACTACCTTGCTTCTTACTATATAAACCTTCTGTTATATATTACCCTTTATTTTGGGGGCGTTTCCACGCCCCATTTTTAATAACTTTTAGTAAACAATTGCATATCAATTAGAATTATTAGCAACGATATCCATATCTAACCGGATATCTAATGCCATTAACATCCCTTCAATTATGCCCTCAGCCTTCTGTAACCTTTTCCCGATATAACCATCCGAGCAGCAATGCTTACTTGCCAGTGACATGAATGTCATACCACATACATAATAATCTACTAATAAATCGTGTAAATCGCTGTTGTTCTTTTTCAGACGGGCCATGCACCCGCAAATGATCATCGCGTCATCGTCACAACATTGCGGGCGAGATTTTACTTTTGAAGGAATTAATCCCTTAAAACCGGCGGCAACGGACGACCAGGTCACATCTTCATGATTATTAGCCGCCCACGCTCCCCAACGCTCAAGAACCATCTGAATATCACGCATCAACTTACTCCACAAAAATCAGACCAGAACGCCAATTACAAGCAAAAATCAACAAAACAGTATTAGTTGATTGTTATCTCTGACTTCATACTCCTGCTCCTGTCAGGGTTTTGGCGTAATTCTTCAGTATTCGGTAATCGGTCAAAACAGAACCAGGAAAACGATATAAGCGCAGGCGCACCCAGCGGCGGCGAAGACGCTCTGCCATATAAGACTCAAACATCATTCATCTCCCAGTTCGGTGATGGTCAGCTCCAGCTTCCCACCTTTGGTAACGGGCATCTTCACAACACGGTAATCAACGACCTGAATATCATCCAGCCAGAAACCTGCTTTGGTGAGTGCGTCAAAAGCGGCTTTTTGCAGATTATCCAGGTCACGGCGACGGCGATCCGGCATGTGGCACTCAATACGGATTTTCACTGGCATAGCCAAGCCGATATCCAGCATTGCGTTTTTAATGATTCGGGCGACGTTATCGCAGTATGCCTGCCCCTCTGCGCTGACGTGCGTGCGCCCACGATTATGGCGGTAATAGCGATTATTGCTCGGAGGCCAAGGTAATGTGATGCTGTAGGTATTCACGCCTCAATAACCCCCTCTTTCAACCAGATAACCTGTGTTCTCGCCATACCTTCCAGCGCGCATTCTTTTGCATATCCAGCGTCAACAAAATGCGTGCGACGGTCGATTTCGTCGTGGCAGGCAGAACATGCAATGGTGGCAATCAGGTCTGGCGGTTTGATACCGGTACCGCACAATCCAGCCAGCCGGATATGTGCCAGTACTGACGTTTCAGGATTGCCATTACATACGCCAGGGATTCTTACCTGGCATTCCCGACCACGCGCTGCTTTTCTCAAATCAGCCATGATTCCTCCTTGCTGCCAGTCGCAACCATTTTTTATCAACCAGGCTGGCGGTATACCCGAGCAGTGTTGGTATTTCGGATGGCTTCAGCTCAGGTTTACGCTTACGACGATTTGGTACTTTGTAGATGTGTCCGTTCATGATACGAATAAGCGGTGTAGCCATTACGCCTCCTGCTTGTCGCGCAGCAGCTGGAACTCGCAGCGCTGCGGAATAGTCAGGTGGCAGCCAATATTCATCGCCCAGGCTTCAACCTTACACAGGAAGACATACATCTCTCCGGTATCAAGATCGGAGGTATGGCGTAACGACTGGATAGTAGTGATTTCGCCGGTTACGACATCAACCAGGTCCTTGGTTTCATAACCGAGGTATGTGTGTTTGAGAGCATCTTTTACCCATGCTGCGGTAGCGAACGATTTCCCCCTGCTGATGAGGTATTCACTGATTTCGCTGTACCACATATGGCTGAGTGCATTCTGGGAAAGACTGCGTTTCTCACGCCACGGTTTAAGCACCATGCGAAAGCATTTTCCGTCCTCCAGATAAGGCTGGATCTGCTGGCCGAAAGCGGTGAAGTTGCCGCGATGCAATTTGATGCCATCTTGTGGGAGGTTCACGATTCACCTCCGCAGAGGCCAAACGCTGGATGCAAAAAATCGCAGGTGCATTTCTGCATCTGTGAATGGAGAAGATAGGTTGGATTGTATGTGCGCATAAACGTCCCCGTTTAGCGCAGAAGTCACAGGAGTTGTTCAGGCTCCGGTGATACAATTATGGCGAATTGATTATTCATAATCAAACAAGATAAGGTCTCAAACTTCATGCAAGCCAAGATTTATTTCTGACAGAATTATACAAAGAAGCTATTGGTCAGAATCTACTCGGACTGTAAAACATACGCATAACCTTAAGCTCTCACTTTAAGCATTGTTGAAATAATAGCCGTCAAGTACAACCTTAACCACGACTGGGATATTTCCCTAGCTACCACGAGTTGTACTGCTATTAAACTGCCGTTAAATTCAGTAAGAGAATTTCATCCGATAAGTCAAGGCATGTAAAACATAAAAATTAACAAGATATTATCATCTGCAACACTATTGTATGGTATGTCAATGGCCATGTCGGTCGGGAGTTGTGCAACACCTGTCCAGACTAATTTTCCTGGTTACACCCCGGGTGCAGATATCATTAGTGTTTCACCCACCAGAAACCAGGTCGATCTCATTGGTGATGTTGTTTATTCCCAGATAAAAGGAACTCGTTCTGTCAGACAGCTTCACATGTCAGTTCTTGTCCCGCGAACAAATGATTTAAAACCAGCCATTATTTATTATCCCGGCGGCGGATTCATGTCTTCTGAACATGACAAATTTATTGAAATGAGAATGGCTCTGGCTGAAGCTGGTTTTGTTGTGGCCGCTGTAGAATACAGAACAATTCCTGATACATTTCCAGCACCAGTTGAGGATGGGAAAGCTGCAATACGTTACTTGAGAGAACATGCCAGCGATTATGGGATTGATCCTCAAAGAATCGGAGTTCTGGGTGACTCTGCCGGTGGATGGCTTGCCCAGATGATGGGAACTACAAATGGTGACAAAACCTTTAATAAAGGTGACTTTCTTCAGCAATCAGCAGATGTTCAGGCAGTTGCCACACTTTATGGGATTTCTGACTTGTTGAATATTGGCGAGGGGTTCCCTGAATCAGTGCAGGAGGTTCATCGATCTCCTGCCGTAACCGAAGCCTTAATGATCAATGGCCCTGCATTCAGAAGTTTTGCGGGAGCCCCCATAACAGCGTCAAAAGAAAAAGCGCTAAACGCCAGTCCAATCGGACATATGAAAGGAGTAAAACCCCCATTTCTTATTATGCATGGTAGCAAAGACACTCTGGTTTCACCTGAGCAAAGCGCCAAACTATTCAGGATGTTGAAGAAGAACGGCGATAACGCTGAGTACGTTCTGGTAGAAGGGGCTGAGCATGGCGATAATACATGGTATCAGCCAATTATTATAAACAGAGTTGTTGAGTGGTTTACTAAAAACCTGGGAACCCCCATAAAAACCGCTACCCAACAACAAAAAACAAACGCTGACCTGTAAAAAGCAGCCCGCACTTATGCGGGCTAACCTATTTCACTCGATTCAAAAGAAATTATTTTTAATGGGGGCGTGACCAGCCTCTCGGTGCTCAGATACTTAATGAAGTGGAGTGGCATTCAGGCAAGAGGTTAACATCACCTGTTCGCCATAACCAAGCACGTGCACAAAGTTTGTTATCAGTGAATTGTTTTGTGATTGGGTATTGTTGAGCTACTAGAGCAAGAATGCCAACATCCAGTGGCAGTGCCTATAGTAAAACTATAGCTCAGGGCGCTTCGTTCAAGATAGTTAATATCATATTAGTCACTTTACTTTCATACCATAGCACGGTTGAAAAAGTGATTATTACTCAAAAATAAATCTCACCATCAACCATATATTTAAGAGTACTTATCGCCTGCTGGGCGGATATTACTTTCATTAAAGGATAGTGTTTAAAAACAATGCCATTCATAAAATAGATATCACAGGTTTTATTATCTGTATTAATTATAATTTTTTCGAATATTTTATAGGCAAGTGTACGACATAGCTCTCGCCCATTTTTACTGGTTAAATCAATAGCATGAAAATCACCAAGTGAACTCACCCCTTTACTCTTCAAAGTTTTTAATGATACCGAAGCCCTTCGTAATTCCTTATCTAATAGTCTTATTTTCTCTGCTATAGCGGTAACTTCAGGCGCGACAGACAATGCAACGATTAAATTATTAATTTTCATCTGAAGCTCAATAATTTTTAACTCTAAAGTTTCATTAGCATCTTTCTTGTTTTCAACTGGTTGAATTTTGCTACAATTAAAAAGCAATTCATTAATGATATTATAATCAACCAAATCTCTTTTTATTGATGGTCTGTCACATCGATGTAATCTTCTCATCGGACAAACATAATAGCCATGCAAACTTCCAGATACCGCATGAACAATCATGGTATTACCACAAGCCTCACACTTCATAACTGTTCGAAGTAGATTTATTAGCATAGGATTCTTGCTACTATTGCTAATACCAAAAGGTGCCAACCGAATTTCCTGTACAGCGTAAAACAAATCATCTGATATGACTCTGGGATAATAGCCAGCGATTTCACTTATCCCTTTCCCTCTTGCACGATATGAAGGTACGCATATACCTATCAGAGCTTTATTCGCTAATAATTTTTCAATTACAGAAGGTCCCCATGCACTTTCTTTTCCTGAGAAATTCTTTACAGCATGATCATTTAAATACTTGGCTATTGCATTCAATGAGCGCCTTTCCATCCTGAGTTTAAAAATTAGCTCAATAGTTTTCACCCTGTCGGGGTCTGGAACAAAAGCCGTTCTTTTGTCATCCAATGAGAGCCATCTCGGACAAGAAGCCGTCATAATCGTGCCTGACTCCAGTGCATCCTGCCGTTTTTTCTTCCATGATAATTTAACCCGACTTGACTTTATCTCGCTTTCTTCATTTGCCCTTTGTGCTATAAGTATGGCTTTTATTAATGAATATGGCTCATTCAATGAGTCAATATTATAGACTGTATTATCGCAAAGAGTTATAACATCAATACCGTGATTCAAAATCAATTTCAGACGCTCAATCGCTTCACCGACTTTTTCTCTTGAAAGTCTGTCCAGACTTTCAACTAACAATGTAGTCCCTGGCAATATATAACCATGTTCTATAGCATCTAAAAATTCCGAAAAAGCTCCTGATTGTGCATGCTTTCCATTGAATGCGCTTAACCCCAAATCTTCATACGTTACGGTATCAAGGTAATAATCACTATTTACCTTTAGCCATTCAGTAATAAGCCTTCTCTGGCGGTTTAATGAATCACCAGACATCTGACCTGGTGATGAAAATCGCATATATGCTATGGCTTTTTTCATGGTGACACCTGCTAAAGTATGCTTTTATAAACCTTAGTGGTGAGATATGATTTTTGTTTAATTTTTATTTAAAAAGACAATTAAGGTCACATTATCTTGAATATACAACAATAATCGCATTGCAATTTTCTTACACCATAATCTTGAAAGCACAAAAGAATGAATAAAAACTAAAGACATTAACAAAAAGCATAAAACGAGGCCCATATAAATATACGAGCCTCCATATTTTAGTCGTTTAAAAACAAATTATTTTTAATGTGGTGTGCTTCGTGACAATAAATTAATAACCAACACACCGGCACAAATCAACATCATGCCTATAATGGCTGGCAGGTCCAACCGTTGGCCGAAAAATCCCCATGATAGTAAGCTAATCAGGACAATACCGACTCCTGACCAGATAGCATAAGCAATCCCTGTAGGAATATAAGCCAGCGTCTGAGCTAATAACCAGAATGATGCACAATAACAAATAATTGTACCAACAGATGGCCATAACCGTGTAAAACCTTCTGAAAACTTCATTAAGGTTGTACCAATGACCTCTGCAAGTATTGCACCACCAAGATAAATATAAGGATTCATAGCATATTCTTTCCTGTTCAAACTGGAGAGAATTGTACTACAGTTTGAACTCAACTCACCTGTTTCATCATTGTGTACCCATTGATGTTCTTTTATATACCCTCAATACCCGTTTCATCGCGGCACTCTGGCGACACTCCTTAAAAATCAAATTCGTGCTCACCTTTCCTTCCCATTCTTCTCTGGTAGCGAACCGATAATACACCGTTCGCCAGACCTTACCATCAACGACCAGGATTCCTGCCCGCGCCATTTTAGCCGCAGCCTGATTTATGCTGGTTACGGTTGCACCTGTTACCGCGGCAACGTCCTGCGCACAGAAGTTCTTATGAGTCCCCAAGTAATGAATAATTGCCTCTTTGCCCGTCATACAATTGCTCCTTTCAGCCCAAACTTAGCTTTGATTTCTGCGATCTTCGCCAGAGCCTGTGCACGATTTAGAGGTCTACCGCCCATGACAGGAAGTTGTTTTACTGGTTCAGGTATCGCCTCACCACGGTTAATTCGCGCGGTCATACAGGACAGTTCATCGGCAGCCTTGCGCCGTAATTCCGCGTCAGTCAACGCATTGGCCCGCATGTTCTGATACAGGTTGGTAACCAGCCAGTAGTGCGCGTTTGATTTCCACGGATAAGACTCTGCATCCGGATACAGACCACGCTTCCGGCAATACTCGTAAACCATATCAACCAGCTCGCTGACGTTTGGCAGCCCGGCGGTAACGGATGCTTCTTCCCGGCACCATGCAACAAACTGCCCGGGTGATGGCAGAAATGGTCTATTCTGCCGACGGGCAACACGCATTCCGGCGCTCACCTGTTCCATCGTGGTGATCCCGTTTTCCCGGAAAGCCAGAACCCACTGGCGGCGGATTTCGTTCAGTTCGTTCTGGTCACGATTAGCCAGGCTCGCCGGGAAAGTTGCCAGTAACTGGCTGAATACACCGTTGATTATCTGCGCTACCTGCTGTACCTGCGGCTTTTCGTCGTACTGTTCCGGCATGTTGTTGGCGATCCGGCGCATCTGCTCACGGTCAAAGTTAATCATCTGTGCGGCGATGTTTTTCATAGATCCACCCCGTAAATCCAGTCTGTGTTTGTCAGGTCGAGTTTTGGTTTGCTAGCTGTCACGCCTGCCTGTTGCTTGTTACGGTTGATTTCGAGTTGGGTCCACTTGTCGCGGAGTTTGGCCGGACTTAGCACGTTACCGGACCAGAAGTTGTCCTGGCATGCCCAGCGGAACAGCACGCACATGTCGCGGTGGTTACGTCCGTCACGTTCACGCATCAGGCGGATATCGTTAGCCCACCCTGCAAAATTCGGTTTTCTGGCTGATGGCGCGATGGTCTTCACCATGTCAAACATCCACTCTGCGGCGGTCAGGTCTTCTGCTGTCCCCCACTTGCTGCCGCTCTGAATTGCAGCATCCGGTTTCACCACAGGAAGATCGTTTTCTGGTTGGTCAGAGGATTCGCCAGAATTCTCGGACGAAAAAGGTTTTATATTGTCTTTTGTTAGTTTGTCTTTTGTGTTTACCTGATTCGGGTAAACGCCTTTACCTGATTTGGGTAAACTTTTTTTACCTGATTCAGGTAAATTTACCTCTTTCAGGTAAACTTTATTTTTCTTACCTGATTCGGGTAATGTAGACCATTCACTGACCACATTATTAATGCCGGTATTCCGCCCGCTCTGAATAAAAATCCCACGCTTTACCAGAACACTTTTTGCAGCAGAACACTTGTGCGGCAATATCCCGGTTAATTCGGAAAGTTGCTCGTTGCTAACCCAATCCAGTTTTTTATTAAAGCCATATGTTTTGCGCATGACAGCCAGAAAGACCAGAAGCTGGTGCTGTGTTAATCCGGCCAGCATCACAGCTTCCAGCAACTCATTTGCAATGCGCGTATAACCATCATCGAGATCTGCCACGCGCGGCTCCTTTTGTGCCGCATCCGGCACTGGAAAATTGAATATCTCAGCAGTGTTTGCCATAATTCCTCCCGCAATGAGTGTGTTACGATTTGCACCTGAAAGTCGGTTCTGTTCCAGCAGACCGGCTTTCGCCATTTCTGAACCTGTCATATTGCCCCCAGCATGGTGGTGACCATCGCCATCAGTGGACCAGCCAGATCCGGGTCCACTCGAAACATCGACACAATGCCTTCACTCATCTCCTTCAGTTTCTGGTGGCGTGGTGCGTTGAGAATGACCGCCTGCTTTGCCTCACTGAGTTCCTTTTCCATTTCAGCCAGCCGAGCCATGAAGCTATCCTGCTCAACTAGGTAACCGCGATATTCCAGCGGTAGTACCGCCAGAATTGCCGGGGTCAGTTCACGCACGTTATTTCGGTATTTTTCAGAATCGAATTTGTTATCGAGGAAGCGGAACAGCTTCTGGCGTGCACGGCTGACATCATCAGGGAAATCGATGGTGCCGCCGCCCTGCTCCCGATACTCATTCACAATGAGTGCGGCAACGACATCCTGATTATCTACAGCCGACCAGGCGCGGACGGCATCACGGATTTTTTCGTGGCCTGGAGCTTGTTTTGTTTGAGAACGATTTATCACCGCAGTCGGGCTAAATCCGCTAGTCTGTTGGTATGTAAGTGGTTGCATAATTGACTCCTTTAGTTTGAATTGACTGTTAAGTTGATTGCTTATTGTTAAAGAGCGTGAAATGGAAATTTAAGCTGCGTTCTTTTCAGTGTGTGGAAACAACTTCGGAAGATCCGGGCGAATCTGGTATGCCTTCACTACTCCACCAGTAGCCGTAACAATGCTGCCGACATGTTCAGGGGATACCTTTGCTTTGTTGTGAAGCCACTTATAGACGGCCTGCTGTGAAACTTCGCAGGCAGCGCCTAGTTTCTTTTGTGAACCAACGATATTGATCGCTGTTTTGATGGCTGGGTTCATAACAACCTCCGTGGTTAATTTGAATCAAGATTAAAACCATGGTTGTTTTTAGTCAACAACCATTTTCGTTTGATGAAATAAAACCTTGGTTGTACATTTGGACTATGAAAACAACACTCTCAGAAAGACTTAAAGAAGCCAGATTAGCGCGAGGCCTTACACAAAAGGCGCTTGGGGATTTGGTCGGGGTTAGCCAAGCAGCTATTCAGAAAATCGAAACAGGGAAAGCTAACCAAACAACTAAAATCGTGGAGATCGCGAACGCTTTGGGTGTGCGCGCAGAATGGTTATCTTCTGGCGTTGGAAATATGTCAGACAGTACAGTGCAACCAATACAAACAACTGTCAGCCATTCCAAATACTTTAAGATTGACGTTCTTGATATCGAAGTGAGTGCCGGGCCGGGAGTCATCAACCGTGAGTTTGTAGAAGTTCTACGTTCGGTTGAGTATTCGTTTGACGATGCTCGTCACATGTTCGATGGCAGGAAGGCGGAAAATATCCGTATCATTAACGTACGCGGTGACAGCATGTCAGGAACGATCGAACCAGGTGATCTGCTGTTCGTTGATATCACGGTTAAATCTTTCGACGGTGATGGTATCTATGCGTTTCTGTACGACGACACAGCCCATGTAAAGCGTCTGCAAATGATGAAGGATAAGCTGCTGGTTATCTCTGATAACAAGAGCTACTCACCTTGGGACCCGATCGAGAAAGACGAGATGAACCGGGTGTTCATCTTCGGTAAGGTTATTGGGAGCATGCCGCAGACGTATAGGAAGCATGGGTAGCCATACAATAGAAGTTTTAAGATTTAAGACAATATCGTAAATTAACTGTATATGTGATCAGGTGAATGCCATAATGGATGCGGGCAACAATTCGGAAACCAATGATATGAAGTTCAGGATAGTATACGACGGTCCGGCACTGGAAACGCATGAAATGAACGTGCGAGACCTTGCTCCTGCCCTTCTATCACTATCAGATGCATTAGAGGAAGCCGGTAAAACTCTCTACGGAAACAAGACTGTTGTTTCTGTAAAAGTCAATGCATCATTTAAAGCTGGCTCATTTGGAATAGATCTGGTTGCCTCATCTACATCTTGGTTCAAACAGGCTGTTGATTTTTTATCCGGCGATTCAGCAACAGCCGCTGCGAATTTGATTGCTTTTATTGGACTCTGTCCTGGTTCTAAAGAAAAAATATGCAAAGGCCTAATTCAACTGATAAAATGGATAGGTCCAAGGAAAATAAAAAAATTACACAATTTGCCTGATAGCAACATCGAAGTCTTTGTTGATGACGAAAGCGAGATCTACGACAGTAACGTTATTGAACTTTATAAAAATATTAAACTTCGCTCTTCATTACAAGAAGTTATAAGTAAGCCATTAGAGCAGGAAGGCATTGACAGCTTTGCCTCTACTGTCGATGATGGTTTGACATTCATGACGATCAACAAGCAAGAAGCACATTATTTCAAAGTCAATCTACCAGCAGAATCAATAATTTCAGAGTACACAGTAGAGAAAGCCCTTCAAATTAAAAATATTTCCTTCAATGAAGGAAGCCGGTGGCGGTTTTCTGATGGTGCCAGTAGCTTTTTGGCTGAAATAAAAGACCAGAAATTCATCAGCGATATTGATAACAACACCTTAAATTTTTCTAAAGGTGATATGTTACTTGTAGATTTAAAAGTAACTCAATATATGATCGGAGATGCCATAAAAACCATATTCGAAATTGAGCATGTAAAAAAACAGTTGAATCCTCAAAGGCAAATAGATCTTCCATTCGAATAAAGATACCCGGCCACCGTGCCGGGTTTTCTTTTATCCCCTCCCCTCATCACGTATACCGTTCAAAAAACCACCACAATCTCCCTTCAGTTATCGCTATGCGATGCAAGTCACAAAATAAACCCATCCTAAATACAACCAGTTACATCTAAAACAACCAATAAAACAACTTTTGTTGTTGACAACAAAACAACTATAGTTTTAAATAAATTCATCGCAACAACACAACGATACGGCAACCACCTGATTCACCGTTGCGATGACCGCTTAGGTCCGCAGCTTGAATTTCAGCAGGCTTCGGGAAGTGCGAGGGGTGAAGCGGACGCGTGAACGTCGGTGTGACCAGCTGAAATCAACTCAACACTTCATACCTCAGTCGTTTCAACGAGGCGGCTTAGTTATGACAACCGGCGGCCATCCACCGCCTGAATACGCGCAGAAGTCTCTATATGTTCAGCAGCCCAGCTTACGGGCAGGAGTTTTTATGGTTCATCAACATTACGGAACGCAGACCGTTAATCGAGGTGCGGTCATGCCAGGAATGCTGGTCAAACACAAAGATGGTACCTGGACTGCATCAGCTAATTTACGCGGACGGCTTTATCTGCATCGCGGCATCGAGCGCACTTATACCCGTGATTTGCTCGTGGAAGTTTTTCTCGACGGGCGCGGCAACGGCCTGAATCACTAATCCCCTTTCCTGTTTTCCTAATCAGCCCGGCATTTCGCGGGCGATATTTTCACAGCCATTTTCAGGAGTTCAGCCATGAACGCTTATTACATTCAGGATCGTCTTGAGGCTCAAAGCTGGGCGCGTCACTACCAGCAGATCGCCCGTGAAGAGAAAGAGGCAGAACTGGCAGACGACATGGAAAAAGGTCTTCCACAGCACCTGTTTGAATCACTCTGCATCGATCATTTGCAACGCTGCGGGGCCAGCAAAAAAGCCATTACCCGTGCGTTTGATGACGATGTTGAGTTTCAGGAGCGCATGGCAGAACACATCCGGTACATGGTTGAAACCATTGCTCACCACCATGTTGATATTGATTCAGAGGTATAAAACGGATGAGTACAGCACTCGCAACGCTAGCCGGGAAGCTGGCTGAACGTGTCGGCATGGATTCTGTCGACCCACAGGAACTGATCACCACTCTTCGTCAGACGGCATTTAAAGGTGATGCCAGCGATGCGCAGTTCATCGCATTGCTGATCGTCGCCAACCAGTACGGCCTTAATCCGTGGACGAAAGAAATTTACGCCTTCCCTGATAAGCAGAACGGCATCGTTCCTGTGGTGGGCGTTGATGGCTGGTCCCGCATCATTAATGAAAACCAGCAGTTTGATGGCATGGACTTTGAGCAGGACAATGAATCATGTACATGCCGGATTTACCGCAAGGACCGTAATCATCCGATCTGCGTTACCGAGTGGATGGATGAATGCCGCCGCGAACCATTCAAAACCCGCGAAGGCAGAGAAATCACGGGACCGTGGCAGTCGCATCCCAAACGAATGTTACGGCATAAAGCTATGATTCAGTGTGCCCGTCTGGCCTTCGGATTTGCTGGTATCTATGACAAGGATGAAGCCGAGCGCATTGTCGAAAATACCGCATACACTGCAGAACGTCAGCCGGAACGCGACATCACTCCGGTTAACGATGAAAGCATGCAGGAGATTAACACTCTGCTGATCGCCCTGGATAAAACATGGGATGACGACTTATTGCCGCTCTGTTCCCAGATATTTCGCCGCGACATTCGCGCATCGTCAGAACTGACACAGGCCGAAGCAGTAAAAGCTCTTGGATTCCTGAAACAGAAAGCCGCAGAGCAGAAGGTGGCAGCATGACACCGGACATTATCCTGCAGCGTACCGGGATCGACGTGAGAGCTGTCGAACAGGGGGATGATGCGTGGCACAAATTACGGCTCGGCGTCATCACAGCTTCAGAAGTTCATAACGTAATAGCAAAACCCCGCTCCGGAAAAAAGTGGCCTGACATGAAAATGTCCTACTTCCACACCCTGCTTGCTGAGGTTTGCACCGGTGTGGCTCCGGAAGTTAACGCTAAAGCGCTGGCCTGGGGAAAACAGTACGAGAACGACGCCAGAGCCCTGTTTGAGTTCACTTCCGGCGTGAATGTTACTGAATCACCGATCATCTATCGCGACGAAAGTATGCGTACCGCCTGCTCTCCAGATGGTTTATGCAGTGACGGCAACGGCCTTGAACTGAAATGCCCGTTTACCTCCCGGGATTTCATGAAGTTCCGGCTCGGTGGTTTCGAGGCCATAAAGTCAGCTTACATGGCCCAGGTGCAGTACAGCATGTGGGTGACGCGAAAAGATGCCTGGTACTTTGCCAACTATGACCCGCGTATGAAGCGTGAAGGACTGCATTATGTCGTGGTTGAGCGGGATGAAAAGTACATGGCGAGTTTTGACGAGATGGTGCCGGAGTTCATCGAAAAAATGGACGAGGCACTGGCTGAAATTGGTTTTGTATTTGGGGAGCAATGGCGATGAAGCATCCTCACGATAATATCCGGGTAGGTGCGATCACTTTCGTCTACTCCGTTACAAAGCGAGGCTGGGTATTTCCCGGGCCTTCTGTTATCCGAAATCCGCTGAAAGCCCAGCGACTGGCTGAGGAGATAAATAATAAACGGGAGAGTGTATGATTCATTTTCACGGTGGTCCAATAACTCCCGATACCTGTGCGTTGAAAGCCTGGAAAGGCAGACACGCATTCATCAGTTTTGCTAATCCAGCTCAGATTGATCTGGCTTCCGAAGTCACCCAATCATTTGCTCTTGATAATGGTGCATTCACATTCTGGACAAAAAACAAGGCCGTAGACTGGAATGAATATTACAGATTTGTTGAACGCTGGGGTAATCACCCTCGTTTCTCATTCGCGGTTATCCCGGATGTTATCGGCGGAACCAGTGAAGAGAATGACGCCCTGATTGCGGCATGGCCTCACGGTAAATTTATTGGTGCTCCGGTGTGGCACATGAACGAACCAGATGAGCGATTTATTCGTCTGTGCCATGAGTTTCCCCGCGTCTGCATCGGCTCGATGGGGGAATACGATGCAAAACGACCGAGAGCGTGTCGGGCTAAACTACGCGATCTTATACGTCATGTTGTAGATCAGTACGGCTACCCAATCACCAAGATTCATGGGTTACGGATGTTAAATAAAGACATTTTTACTCATGTACCGCTTTCGTCTGCAGACAGCACGAACGTCGCAAGAAATATAGGCATCGACAAATCCTGGGTAGGTTCGCCATATGCTCCCGCAAGTAAAGAAACCCGTACGCAAGTTCTTGTGGAACGCATTGAATCATTCAACAGTGCCAGTTCACTTAATTACAACGCTGAACGGGACGTCTTTACCCCTCAGTTGGCATTCGAAGTGTGAGGCCAATATGACAATAGAACATAATAACGCCCTTCGCAGCATTGCCCGTCAGGCTAATTGTGAAATCAAAAAAGCCAGACAGCAGTTTCCGGATAAAAACGTCGATGACATTTGCCGTAGCGTACTGAAGAAGCACCGCGAAACGGTAACGCTGATGGGATTCACACCGACTCATTTAAGCCTAGCGATCGGCATGTTAAACGGCGTTTTTAAGGAACGGTGAACATGAAAAGCAAAATCATCAGGGAGCTACAGGCTCCTTTTCTATTATTCGCATTCACCCTCAAGCGTATTAACCAACAATTCAGGGATTAATGGAAGATGGCAGACATCATTGATTCAGCATCAGAAATTGAAGAATTACAGCGCAACACAGCAATAAAAATGCGCCGCCTGAACCACCAGGCTATATCTGCCACTCATTGTTGTGAGTGTGGCGATCCCATAGATGAGCGAAGACGCCTGGCCGTTCAGGGTTGTCGGACTTGTGCAAGTTGCCAGGAGGAGATCGAACTTAAGAACAAACAATGGGGATTGTAATGGCCTCAAAGCAGCAAATTTCAACATCGTCCAACTGAGGTGTAAAAATGTTCAGAATCATTTTTCCTAACACCTGGTACGTCGACCACCACGGCACTCCCTGCAAAATCCTGCGTTCTACCCACAACAAAGTTCACTACATCCAAAAAGGCAGAACATGTATCGCCAGCATGTTCCGCTTTAATCATGACTTTGAACCTGTGAATAAAGCTGATGCAGATCGGATAGCCGAAGAGATCGATACAGCAGAACACATTAAGAAGTTACGTGCCATACGCAGGAAATAGAAAAATTGATAAATTCAATACTGCATTTCTCAGCATTAAATTTATCTCTATGACCAGTCAAGAGATGTACCTGCCATGAGCTTAATATCATGTCAGATATATCGGTCACAAACTCCCTCAGCAGCTAAGAGGAGGACAAATGTCTCGACTAATCACTTTACAGGACTGGGCTAAAGAAGAATTTGGGGACTTAGCACCAAGTGAGCGAGTTCTGAAAAAATACGCGCAAGGGAAAATGATGGCCCCACCCGCTATAAAAGTTGGTCGCTACTGGATGATTGACCGAAATTCCCGTTTTGTAGGAACGCTTGCAGAACCGCAACTCCCAATAAACGCAAACCCAAAACTCCAACGGATAATCGCTGATGGCTGCTAGACCCCGATCTCACAAAATCTCTATACCCAATTTATATTGCAAATTAGATAAGCGAACCGGAAAGGTATATTGGCAATACAAACATCCACTATCCGGTCGTTTTCATAGCTTAGGAACTGATGAGAATGAAGCAAAACAAGTTGCTACTGAAGCAAATACCATTATTGCTGAACAACGTACCCGACAAATATTAAGCGTCAATGAGCGTCTAGAAAGAATGAAAGGCAGGCGTTCAGACATTACGGTGACAGAATGGCTTGATAAATATATTTCTATCCAGGAGGACAGGCTGCAACATAATGAACTAAAACCCAACTCCTATCGGCAAAAAGGTAAACCCATTCGTCTTTTCCGTGAGCATTGTGGAATGCAACACCTCAAGGATATTACCGCACTTGATATTGCCGAAATAATTGATGCTGTAAAGGCTGAAGGTCATAACAGGATGGCGCAAGTCGTGAGAATGGTGTTGATCGACGTCTTCAAAGAAGCACAACACGCAGGACATGTTCCGCCAGGATTTAACCCAGCGCAGGCAACAAAACAACCGCGAAATCGAGTAAACCGCCAAAGATTATCACTGCCCGAATGGCAGGCAATATTTGAAAGCGTAAGCAGACGGCAGCCCTATTTAAAATGCGGCATGCTACTTGCTCTTGTTACTGGACAACGTTTAGGCGATATCTGCAATTTGAAATTCTCTGATATATGGGACGACATGTTGCACATTACTCAGGAAAAAACCGGTTCAAAACTTGCTATTCCGCTTAGCCTGAAATGCGATGCTCTGAATATTACCCTTCGTGAAGTTATATCTCAGTGCAGGGATGCTGTTGTTAGTAAATATCTGGTCCATTACCGTCACACTACCTCTCAAGCAAACAGAGGAGACCAGGTTTCTGCAAATACTCTTACAACGGCTTTTAAAAAGGCCAGGGAAAAATGTGGCATAAAATGGGAGCCAGGAACTGCGCCCACATTTCATGAGCAGCGATCTCTGTCAGAACGGTTATATCGGGAACAGGGTCTGGATACGCAAAAGTTGTTAGGTCATAAATCCAGAAAAATGACCGACCGATACAATGATGATCGTGGTAAAGACTGGATTATCGTAGATATCAAAACAGCATAG